GTCAATACCAACAAAGCTATGCGAAGTTTGAACCGCAAATCGATAAAGTGTTGGATGAAGTGGAATGTAAAATGTATTTAGAAACCCAAAATAGTGAAAAGTCGGACGTTGTGAGGTTGTTCGGTTAAATGCCCTATAACGTTTTGCGGCTTTGTGTCTGTTTGCCCCTTGCGCAAAGTTTCAAGTTTACCACAAATGTTGATGGGGCAAATAGCACAAAACCGCTGTTATACGCTGGGGCGGTTATTTAGTAGGAACTTAATTAGTAGCACGAACAAAAAAAACAAAAAATGAGCGAAGGGAAAATAGAATTATTTAATTGCGACAATATGGAACTTATGGCTAAATACCCTGACAAACATTTTGATTTAGCAATAGTTGACCCACCATACGGAATTGATATGGATGGCGGTAAAATAGGCATTGACGGAGCAGGAAAGGCAAAGCAATACACTAAATACGATTGGGATAAAAAAGCACCTGACAAGGCTTATTTTGATGAATTGCAAAGAGTATCTAAAAATCAAATTATTTGGGGTGCAAACCACTTTATTGAAAGGATAAATAAAAATAGTAGTTGTTGGCTTGTATTGGATAAAAACAAAGTAGGCGGATATTTTGCTGATGCCGAACTTGCTTGGACTTCGTTTGATACTGCTGTAAGGACTTTTAAATGGACTTGGCACGGATTTATACAGCAAAATATGGGCAACAAGCAAGAGCGCATACACCCTACTGAAAAGCCAATACAACTATACCAATGTATTTTACAAAACTATGCAAAGGAAGGCGATTTGATTTTAGATACTCATTTGGGAAGTGCTTCGATTGCGATTGCTTGCCACAGAGAAAAATTTAGCCTTGTTGGGTGCGAATTAATAGAAGAGTATTATTTAGCAGGATTAAAACGATTAGAAAATGAACAAATGCAAACTACATTATTTTAGAAGCGTGGGGAAATTTTTTGTTTTTTTTGAACACGAAATTGTCAAACGTAGACGGAATGTAGCCCTTGCGTATAACTAATTACTAAAAGAACATTTAATACACTTGAATCATGCGTATTTCCTTGAATTTCTCTTGCAAATATTGTTTAGATTTCGATTATATTTAAAGCTTCTTGCAATGTCATTCCCGAACCTACTAGCGTTGAAATTGATTCCGATTTGTTTTTATTAGCTATTGTTTTCTCTAATATATTTTCTTGCAAAACTGGAACATTTGAATAGTCTAATCGTAACCACTCATTTTTACCGTCCAAGCCGAAAAGTTTTGTTCTATTCATTGACAATTCTTCTGATAAAGGTATTATGGTTGTTTGGAAAACGTTTCGCAAAGATGAAATTTTATTTTCATAAGTTGATGCAGTTGAAAAGATATTTTCATCAAGACCCAAAACGTCTATAATTTTTTTAAATCCTGCGTCAACTTCTTCAAAAAGTAGCATATCTTTTATAGGATATGCGGTGCTATTCCATTTTAGGTTAGCATCACTAATAAATATTTTGCTTTTACCGTCTTCAATGCCGTAATTTTTCACATAAGCATCCTCCATTCTTTTTCTATCTTCTGGTGCAACGGCAACCGCTCCGATTGCGTCTTTTGTATTATTAGAAATAAAACCAAGCGCACCCTCCTTTGTCATAATTACGTTTCTAAATTTTTTGGATGCGCGTATGTTTGAAATATCCATATACAAAGATTTCAAAGGCGATTCCCCTAAAATAGGATTATTGCTATTATTTAACTTTGTATGGTTTATTTGTTCGATTGTTAATTTCTCGTTTTCATCACCATTTTTGTAAATATAGTATTCAATTATTTCATTAATATCTTGTTGTTTATACCATTTACCTGTTATTTTAGCTTCGATTTTATTAGTTTCTAAGATGTTCAATATTTTAGGCGATGAATTTTTAAATGGTTTTAATACAAATTCGTAATTATTACCGTATAAAATCATATTCATATCGTAAAGTCTTATTAATTCGTTTCCATTCATCAAAGGGTTTGGATTCTCTAATATATTCACAAAAGGCGATTTAATTACTTCTTCGATAATTCCTTTACTATTCATTTTCTCATGCTTCCATTCGCCACACGAAAGCATCAAACCACGTCTAACTATTGGTGCATAAAGCTCCGATGTTGTTATCATTAAGTCATAAGCATTTTTATTGTTAATTTGTATAAATTCAGGTTCACCGCTTAAATCTGTAATATTATTGCCTATGTATCTAGTTTTATAATACTCGTTCGCTCCTGTAAAAAATGTCAAAAGTTTATCAATAAAATTCATATAAATATTTTTTTTTCAAATATAAGTCTATTTAACATAATAAATAGTATATTTGAAAAATCTATTTAACATAATATTATTATGGGCAAAAATGAGGTTTTAAAAAACTTAAAAGAAAAGTTAGAAAAGTTAGAAAATAGCAATATAAAAACGGCTATTAAAGAGGATATTAAAGTAAAGGGGGCGGATTACGTAAAGAAATGATAAAGTCTATTGATTTTCCTTTAAAAGAATTTTCAACAAAAGAAGAGTTGTTTGCTGAATTAAAATCAAACAAAGACGATTTAATTAATCTTAAAAAGGCAAATTTAAAGAACTCAGATGAATTCTTTTTTAATAATGTTATAAAAGAAAGCACTATTAAATCAATTGATTTTGAGGATGAATATATTTATTCTGTAATAAATACAACTAAGATAATGGACAGTCATAACGATGTTCATTTAGACGGTATTTGGAACAAATCAATTAAGGAGCAAGCTGGCAAAATTTATTACGTTGCGGACCATAAATTAGAATTATGTTCAGTAATTGCATATCCAAAAGATGTTGAAATGCAATTAGAAAATATCGACTTTAAGGAATTAGGCATTGAAACAAATGGAACTACTCAGGCTTTAATTTTTAAGGTTAAAAAAGACAAAATTCGCCTTAATGCTTTTAAAGATATTATTAACGAAAATATACAAGTACAGCATTCTATTAGAATGAAGTACGATAAAATGTTTCTTTGTATAGATTCAGATTCAAAGGAATATAAAGAAGAGAAAACCAACTGGAATAACTATATAGAAAATGTAGTTAACAAGGAAAGAGCTGAAGAGGTTGGATATTTTTGGGCGGTTACCGAGGCGCAAATATTTAAAGAGGGGAGTTTTGTAACTGGTGGCGGTTCTAATCATGTAACTCCATTAATGCAAAAGTCTGAGATTAAACAAGCAAATAAATCAAATTTTTACTTTACTATATGATAACAATAGAACGAGTTAACGAGTATATATATTTAACTGATTTAACAACCAATAGAGTATACGAGGGTTTACGACATAATGTTCAATTAAACGTTTTAGATACTGGATTAGCTGAATGGACTATTTCAGGGTTAAATCAATGGGACATAAGAAAGGTATTTTTAGCAACCGACACTAATTTGGGTAATGGCACCGCATTAAAAGCATGGGCGGAAGCTAATCTAGGAATACAGTCAAGTGGCGGTAGCATTGACATTTCAACACTTGCTACACAAGTGACATTGCAGGAGGTTAGCGACAAGTTAAGCAATTTAACGGGGTTACAGCCTTACATGGTACGAGAAAGCGTTGCTAATACCGCTCCTGACTGTTATTCGATTTCATTTTTTAACAACGGTAACACTGATATATTTATCAATGTAGGTGGTGTTCCTAATATATTGAAAACAGGTGAGCAAATTGAATTTAATGCAGGAAATTTAAGGTATTACCCGAATGGTATGTTTACATACGATGCAACTGGTTCTGAATTAATTTTAACGGCTAATTTAGTTTAATAATGGCAAAAAGTACATATAATAAAACGCCTGAAAATACATTAGTTATTCCTAAACCTATTATAACTAATATATATCAAGGTTCTCAACAAGCTAGAACGGACGTAATACCTCCTACTGGAGTTTATAACACTTTGATTGGTATGCAGGTTGTTTATCCTGATGGATATGAAGAATTTCAAGAAAAGGTAGAAGCAGGATTAATAAGAATGCAATTAGTACACTGGGACACTAAAACGAAATCAAGGAAATCCGCACCCGATGGTGCTGGTGGAATTTCTAGTCAAGCTTTAAAGCGAAATAACACTCCAAGGTTTATTATTAATCAAAACGCTGATTTAGATTATGGAGATTATTTCTTTGGAAGCAAGGTTTATGATATTAATGGTATTCAGATGCCAAACGTACTATCTGCCGTTTATTTGCCTATTAATTTAAAGTCTAGGCAACCAATAGATTTTCAATTAGATTGCCCATATTTTTATGGTAAAGATGCTGATACTGTGGGTAGGATAGTTGATTACTTCCCATTTACTTATATAGATGCTATTAAAAAGGATTCAGTTATAACAATTAGAGGCGAGGGTTACAAGACTAATTTCATTGGTAGAGAAAAGCCTGTTGTTTTGAAATTAAGCAAGTATTTTAGTTTTGTATTTATGTACAAAAATGATTTAGGAAAATGGGAAATGGGCGATTATTCGCAACAATTTAGATTATCAATTGATACGATTAACTACGACGATGGAATGGGTACTACCGAAAAGTATTATTATAGATTCGTTGTAAGGCTTGTTTAAGGCATTTGGGTAGCTTCGGCTATGCAAAGTAAAGATGGGTAGCTTCGGCTATGTATCGAATTTAAAGGGGTAGCTTCGGCTATCCTTTGTTTAGAAAATTAAGAAATTGAAGCCGTTTTAAAGACACTTCAAAAGTGAGCCGTTTATAAAAGAACACTCAAAAAAAATATATAAGTAGTAATAATTAATTTTAAAAAAAATGTTTGTAGAAAAAACAAAAAACGAATTTGATTCTATGAATGAAGATGAGCAAAACAAATATCTAGTTGATAAAAAGGCTCATGATTCAATGATTAGACAAAAGGAAATTTTAGACGCAATTTCTGAACAAAAGAAAATTTCTGATTCAGAAAGCAAAGAAGTGATTGAAAGACTTGAAAATGAATTAAAATCTGTTAAAGATAATTTAGATGAATTTTCGTTAAAAGTTCAATCTATTACAGAACAAAAAAATTCAAAAAATATGGAAAAAACTATTTTAGATTCGATAGTTGAAAACATTGATAAAATCAAGTCAGTTTTCAAGCAAGGTAGTGGAGTTGTTGATATTTATACGGAGAAAGCCGTTGATATTATAGCAACCACAAACGCAACAAATCCAGACGGCATTCCTGAATTGGTGGGTGTTCAAATGGCGAACCCATCAAATGTTAACTTAAAAGCTCCTAGCGTTGTTGACATGATGAATACAGTGCCTACAAGTTTATCTGCATATCCTTATACTGAGGTTGTGCCAAAAGATGGAGATTATGCTTTCGTTGCTGAAAAAGGTTTAAAACCTCAAATTGATTTCGCTATCGAGACGCGTTACGCAACTCCTGTAAAGATTGCAGCGTATGAGCATTTAACAACTGAGTCTACACAAGATATTCCTAATTTAATGAGTATTGCTCGTGATTTTCTTAGAAAGAAACACGATTTATTCAAAGAAAAAGGTTTGTTAAACGGCGACGGTTTGGGAGTTAATGCAAAAGGTGTTACGAGTTACGGGCGTGCCTTTGTAGCTGGTTCAATGGCTAATACTTTATCAGTTGTTAACTTCATGGACGTTGTTAATGCAGGTATAACTGACATTTTTACTACACATAATTATCAAGATGAAACGCCTTATAGAGCGAATGTAGTGTTGGTTAACCCTATTGACTTTTTCATAAAATTAGTTTCCGCAAAAGATGCAAACGGCTTGCCTTTGTATCCAACGGCTAGTTTATTTAATAAAGTTGTTTTAGGCGGTGTTACAATTATGCCTCATGAAGATATTGCAGTTGGCAAGATTTTCATTGGAGATTTAACTAAGTACAATATCACCAATTACGTTGGCTATACTGTTCGCATTGGTTGGATTAACGATGATTTTATTCGCAATCAATTTGTGATGGTTGGTGAGTCAAGATTCCATGCTTTTGTTAAGAATTTAGACAAACAGGCATTTATTTACGATGATATTGCAGTTATTGAAGCGGCTTTACAAATTCCTTAATAATGAAAAAAACTAAATTTATTTCAAGTGGAAAATCTAAATTTTTAAAGAAAGGTTTGGAATTAATGTTAACAGATGAAATGATTGAGATTTTCACGAAAAAAGGTTACGGGAGTGTAGCTGAAGAAGCGGTAAAAAAGAAAACAAAACCAACTATTGACAATCAATAGTTGGTTTATAAAAGGATTTCAAAATGGTTACAGTTGGAGATTTTATAGGAAAATACGAAAGTGCAGTAAACGACTTTACTCAGGCAAAAATACTTTTGTATATACAAAAATACGAGAAACATTATGCTTTAAAGTTGTTGGGAGTTGATTTGTATAACCTTTGGGTTGTAAACCCTTTAATACCTCCATTTGATGCTATTACCAATCCGTTTGTTTTTCAGTCAAGTTGTGGAACGATTCACGAATCAATCGGTATAAAAGACATGCTAACTGGATTCATTTACTTTCATTTAGTTAACGACATTCGAAGTCAACAAACTTTGGGAGGTTCGGTATCAAAGGCGAATGAAAACAGTATGCAAAACACATCAATCCAATCTGGAGCATGGGAGCGTTTTAATAGTAGTGTTTACACTTATGAAGCTATACAAGCGTTTATTTGTGAACATTTAACTGATTATCCTACATTCAAAGGAGTTGAGCAGGATATTATAATACCTTATTTTTAACATGGAGGACATTGTGTACATAGTAGAGCGTGAAATAATTGATAAACTAGATTTATCAATTAATGTACTTAGCATTAATGCTAATACGATTCACGTATGCAATTTAAAGTGGGCACAAGTTGGCAAAGTGTTAACGGCGGAGGATGGACAAGAATACACTATTATTAATATTGACTATGTTAACAACGATATAACGTTTTCAACTCCATTTGTTTCATCAATAGGTTTTGTATTTTTAGAGCGTCCAAAATATAAGTATGGAACTCCGAAAACAACTAATGTAGAGTGGTCACCAAACGAGTTAGGTGTAACGCCTTGCATTTGGCTAGTAGAGCCTTTAAATGAAACGTTTTTAGGGAATGAGAGTAGTGTAGAGCGTGAAAGTCCTTTGAGGTTGTTGTTGTTAAACTCTAGGGATGCCGTAAATTGGTTGAATAAAGATATCCACGATATGAGAAGCAAGCAGTTATATTCATTACAAGATGAGATTATTGAAACAATTGAAGCGAATCCTATATTTAAAAAGTACAAGGATTTTGATTCTAGGAACTTAACGAAGTTAGGAACTGAGAGTGCTCAAGGTTTTGAGAAAAACATTATAGATAGTGATTTAACAGCATTAGATTTAAGGTTGACGTTACCTATTTACAAAACGTCGAATTGTATATGTTAAATTTTAAAAAAAAATAAATTATGTCACAAAATTGTTCATGTGGGGGTAGATTAGGGGCGACTGGCGTAGATAACTGCGTTATTTTGTTCGGTACTACTCACAATTTTATTTTAGTACCTACCTATAAGGCTGACGGTACTAGAAACTTTATTGATATTTCTTCGCCAACTTTAGGTGCTGATATTCAATCAATGGTTTCAATTAACACGCCTATGTTGGAGCGTTTATATCCTTTGTCATTTGCTGAAAACATTACACGTGCCAAAACTGATAGAGTTTTAGAAACGGCACCTAGTGGGAATATTTATAACGTTCAAGACGGTTTGCGCCAGAATCATATGGAATTTTATGGTGATAGTGGAACGGTGAGAGGTTTAGAGCAGTTGCAAAAGTTTGGATGCACTCAAATGAGTTACTATTCAGTAGATATTAACGGCACTTTGGAAGGTGTTTTGGAGTCAGATGGTTCGAATGAGTTTTATCCTTTTCCAATTATGGATAATAGCTACTTTGCACAATTTGAATATGCAACGGATACTACTATCAACAAATTAATGTTGGATTTCAATTTGCAACGTAATTTTGATGAGTCAACTATCTATTATTTAACAAAAGCGGATTTAGGATTTAGTGCAACTTCGTTAAAAGGTTTAATTCCTTGTACTATGACTGTTTCTAATATCACTACAACTGGTGTAACTGTTAAGGTAGGAAAAAACAACGGTTCTGCGCTTGCGTTCAAACCTTTAAGCGGAATGTTAGGTGGCGATTTCGCTTTGTATGACAATACAGGTGTGGCAATCGTTCCAATTTTAGGAAGCACTGAGGTAAATCCAGGCGAGTACGCTTTGACTTATGCCGATGTACTTGGTGCGAATGAGTTTACATTAAGTGCGGTAGTAATGGGTCACGACATTCAAGACGTTACTTACCAAGACCCTGCATAATGTTGGACAAAAAAAAAGAATGGCTAATCATTGGCAATAGTTCTTTTCTTATATCGTATTTAAAGGACGTGAACATGACTGATGCGATAAAAAGATATAAAGGAACTTGTCACGAGGATAGGATTCGCAACGCTTGGAAACAAGCTAATAACAAAAAATAAAAGATGCGCCCGAATTATTTTTACTTCGGGCGTTTCTATTTAACATAATATTATTATATTTGCATTAATAGTATTTATTGGCAAACAAGGACGTTTTAAGGCGTCCTTTTTTTATATATGATAGACACAAGACCATTATATAAAATTTATAAAAGCCTTAGCAGGTTAACTGATGACAATCTTTGGATTAATTCAATTGACGGCAAGGTTAAGGCGTTTATTATACAGATGAATACAATAGACCAGTTATACAATAAAGGTATTGATAGTTTAGGTGAAAAGGTTGGAGGTGGTGAATATAGACCTTTAACGATAGCTATAAAAAAACATAAAGGTCAAAGATATGACCATTTTACGTTAAAAGATACGGGGGCATTTTACGACAGTTGGGTTGTAAAGGTTGATAGGGATGGTTTAATATTGGATGCAGACGACTCAAGCTTTTATGACAAACCACTATTTGAGGTTTATGGTGAGGATGTGTTGGGGTTAACTGATGAAAATAAATTGAAATTGTTTTATATTATTCGGGAAAATTACATTAATTACATTAAGAATGAATTATTACGTTAATATTGAAGAAATGCCGTTATATAATTGGGAGAAGTGCCAAGATGGTGATTTGACTTTTATTCGAAAGGATATTTTATTAGGTAGTGAAGAGCAGGATTTTAAGGCTTGGGAGCTATTGCAGTACGATTATATGGAGCGGTTTGGAGTTAGTACAAAACACGCTAGATTTTCTATTTTACAGCGTGATTTATTGGTGTTAAAATTGGAAAAAATAATAGGAGAGGATAGGTTTATTGATAGTAAAATTGACGATTTACAGGATGAAATAAAGTCTTTTTTCAGTTCAAATGTACAGGAGCGTAATATAATGGATAAAACTTTGATTCATTTGAATAAGGAATACAATTGCGGACTTGATAAGAAAAAAATTAGTGTATTTCATTTTTATTTAATGATTGAGGAATATGGCAAAAAGAATTAGCAAAGCGGAGCTTGGAATAGATGATAATTTATTAAGCTCGTTAAATGAACAGTTAAATGAAGCTATAAGAAATACGAAACGTTATGAAGAAGCACAACGTAATTTAACGGCAATTAATAAAGTAGCAATAAGTGGCGCAAAAGATTATGTAAAGCTATTAAAAGAACAAAATTTGGCAACCGTTGAGGGTCAAAAGGAATACGCACAAAAAGCAAAAGAAGCGAATAGGCTAATATTAGACGAGGAGAAAATAAAGCAATCGCAATTACGCACATCGAAGTTAATTGAGCAATCAAAACAAGCCGAATTGCGTACCCAAAAAATGATTAACACCGAGAAAGCGAAAACATTAACAGCGTACCAAAAAGAATCAAAGGCTTTAAATGAAAATAGAGAGAAATGGAAGTCATTAGCTGTTCAACAGAAACAAAACACAAAGGAGGGGCGTGATTTATTAAGATTAATAAAACAGCAAGATGACAACCTAAAAAAAATAGATTCAACAGTAGGTCAGAATCAAAGAAGCGTTGGTAATTATTCAAAGGCTATTGGAGGTTTAAAAAGCGGATTAAGTCAATTAGGGTTAGCTTTTGGAGCGTTTCAATTAATTAGGTCGGCTGGAAGCACTATAATAGACTTTGAGGAGAACGCCGCTAATATGGCAAAGACTTTGGGTGTTTCAACATCTGAAGCTAAGAAATTAGCAAAAGAATTACTTTCAATCGACACGCGTACAAGTGTTGAGGAGTTGCAAAAGATAGCCACTATTGGAGGGCAATTAGGAATTGGAGCTAATGAAATTATAGGTTTTACAAAGGCTGTCGACACTTTAAATGTAGCACTTGGCGATGAGTTTACGGGCGGTGCTGAGGAGATTACAACCGTAATTGGTGGACTTAGAAACGTATTAACAGATATTAAAACGGACGATGTTTCCGCTGACTTGTTAAGCATAGGTAACGCCATAAATATATTAGGGGCAAATGGTAATGCTACTGCTCCCGTTGTTTCTGATTTTGCTAATAGGATTGCAGGTATTGCCATACCTTTAGGGGTTTCAACTGACAAGATTTTAGGACTTTCGGCAACCTTGCAAGAATTAGGGGTCAACCAGGAGCGAGGCGGAACGGCAGTTGGTAAGATTTTGCAAGAAATGGCAAAAAACGTAGGCGGGTTTGCTGAAATTGCTGGTGTTGACGTCACTAAGTTTGGGAAGTTAGTAAATGAGGATATATTTGAAGCGTTCAAAAAAGTTCTTGAGGGGTCTAAAAAATTCAAGGGTGACAATGTAGCGTTAACAAAAAGTTTGGATTCATTAGGTTTAAGCGGTTCGGGTGCAAGTGAGGTGTTTTTGAAATTAAGTGGCAATATGGAGCTACTAGATAAAAAGAACACTTTGGTAGCTGATGGATTAAAAAGTACAACTTCTCTTACAGATGAATTTAATGCTAAAAATAACACACTTGGAGCGTCAATTGAAAAGTTAGGTAAAGAATTTCAAAAGTATATTATTGGAATTGATGAAGCTGGCAATGTATCTGGTAAATTAGGCTCAGTTATAAATTTTTTAGTACATAATTTTGAAACTATTGTAAATGTTATTGGTAAAGCGACCGTTGGGTTTTTATCTTTCAAGGCAATAACAAAATCTTTAGCTTTTGTTGACTTTGTAAAAATGAACGGAGGCATTAAAGGAGTTGCAAAAGAAATGCTTAATCTAAGAACAAACACAGATATTGCGTCTTCATCAACTGGCAAAATGGGAGGTGTATTAAAAGGCATAGGATGGACGGCATTAATTGGATTGGCTTTTGAGTTAGGTACTGAATTATATAGGATTGCAAGCGGTGCGGCGCAAGCTGAGGAGGATATGGCAAGACTTGAAAAAACAACTGGAAATGCGTTGTCAAACACTGAAAAAAATATAAAAACAATAAAAGGTGTTTTATCTAATAAATTAGAGCAAATAGACTTAAAGGTTACGGATGGTAGCTTGAAAGATGAAAAGGAAATTTTAAGACTAAAAAATGAAGCTATCGCTACTGCGAAAATTGAATTAAGAAACAACATAGCAAGTGTAAGGGAGCGAAAAGATAAATATTTAGCTTTAAAAAAAGAAGCTGAATTATTAGCAAAAATACAATTTGCAGAAAGCAAAGGTGATGCTTTTAAGGTTCTAAAATCAAACGAACAACTAAAAGCTGAAAAACGTATTTTAGAAATTCAAAACGAATTAAAATTAAAGAAAAGCACAAATATATTTGGAGCTGAACAAACTATTTCGGCAGGTGATTTAATAGGGCAGTTGAGCGCAAATATTAATGCAACTAGCAAAAGTATTGAATTGTACAAAAATGAACTAGAAGACGTAAATATAGACCTTAATAGAAATATTGCAAAAACAAAAGGAGCTTCAAAAGAAACTGATAATTTTAGTGAGTCAACAAAAGGAGCTACAAAAGAAACAAAGGCTTTAAATACCGAGTTAAAAGAGCAAAACGAATATTTATCTAAGCAAGTTGAGTTATTAGAAGAATTGGATGAAATTAATAGAATTGAAGCCGAAACGAATATCCAATCTGAAATTGATAGCGAGTTTAATAATTTACGAAAAATTGCAGAAGAAACGGGGCAACTAGATATTGATTTATTAGAAGAGTTATTAGCTAAAAAGAACGAGCTACAAAAAAAGCATATTGAAGAACGTGAAAGCTATGAGATTTCACAAATTAAAGAACGATATAGATTAGAAGCTGAATTAGCTAAAAATGAGTTAACAAATAATCGTGATGAATTACTTTCACAAGATGGATTAACTCCAGAAGCTAAATTAAAAATAGAACAAAATTACCAAACTGAGTTGGCAAAACTAGATATGGATAATTTACAGCGGATTGCTGATATGGAGCTTGAAATTTTAATAATAAAAGGCAACTCAAAAAAGAAATTATTAGAATTGGATAAAAACTATGCTGATGAGGTTAATAATGTAAATGATGAGCTTATTGAAAAGCAAATCGAATATACTGAAAAAAGTAACGAAATAAATGAAGAAAATTTAGACAAAGAAAAGAAAATTGCACTAGACAAAAAGGGGTATATAGATGCGGTAACAGACTATTTGCAAAAGAATATAGACAAACGTATTGAATTGCTTAATAAAGAGATTGAAGCGCAGGAAAAGCAATACGATACACTCCAAGAATTGGCAAACAATGGAAACATACAAGCTAGTCAATCACTTGCTGAAAGTGCTGAGCTGAAAAGACAAGCTGAAGAAGAAAAGGCTAAACTAGAGAAACGAAAACAGCAACTACAAATCATGGCTTCATTTTTAACGTCTTATAACAACCATTTAGAGGGTGGTGCTCCTGCTGGCGAAGCGTTTACAAAGGCATTAACCGAAAAGGCTACACTAGAGGCGTTATTGGCTTCGATACCCGCATTTTTGGAGGGTACGGAGAACACTGGCAAGGTATCGAACCCACTTGATTCGAACGGTGGTAGGTTGGCAATTTTGCACGATGAAGAAAGGGTATTGACAAAGGAGCAAAACAAGGCTATTGGAAACAAGTCAAATGCTGAGGTTGTGGCAATGATTCAAAAGTCGGAGCTAAGCGAAAAAATGGGAGATTTCACAAATACTGGATGGAAAGATTTAGCTATAATAAACGAGTTGAATGGTTTGAAATCTGAAATGAAAGCTGTTAAAAAAGCTATTGAAGATAAGCCTGAAACGAATTACAATGTAGAAAGTGTTGTCAATGGAATAATGACTTTGAACAAGACTACAAAGAAAGGGAATAATTTAATTTATAATAGATTTAAAATAGGATGAAACATTTTATAGATGGTTTTGAGGTTTCGCCTAGAAATATTGGCGAAATTGGGTTGGTTTCAAATTTCACTAAACGCCCTGATGAATTGGAGCTAAATACTACTAGTATTATTTTGACTAGGGAGGCTTATAGTAAGGTTAAAGAACATATTTCTGAAAAGGGTTTTTTTGAGGCTATACCATACACCGTTTATTCATCAACTGGCATATCAATAGACCTTTATATTGATTTACAAGAAAAGCCTATTTTTAGAGATTTTGAAGTCGAAATACAGGTTAAAAAACGAAAAGGAAACGATAATTTTTTAGATAAAATAAACGGTACAAGTTTTGAATTATTAGCAAAAAACGGTGTTCAATTTGATTCCTTTAATGTAGATTATATAATAGTCAAAGACAATTTGGCTGAATTAGCTTTGACCTTGGCAGTTTCTTTATATGTAATGACAAGGGAGTTAATAGAGCAAATAAAAACATTAGTAACGACTATAACAAATTTAGTCGATGCAGTTTCGCCCAATATTGGATTCGTATCTTTTGACTTAGGTGGCATATTGTCTTTAGTTCTTCAAGTGGTAGCACAATTAGCGTTTATTGCTTTAATGGTTATGGCAATAATTAAACTTGGTGAGCAACTGTTTGAGCTTATTTTTCCTAAAATAAGACAACTACTCGGTGTTAAAATAAAGGAGCTATTAAAAAAATCATGTGCATATTTCGGCTATGGGTTTTCGTCCTCATTATTAGATAGCGTTTCGGGGTTGACTTTACTTCCTAAACCTTTGAAAAAACAAAGCAAAAGTTTCTTTAATTTCATGCAAAACGACCTTAACTTATCTTTTAATAAAGGTTACCCAACGGCTCAGGATACAACTTCAACGGTTGGAAGTTTATTCGATTCGATGTTGGACTATTTTAATGCAACTTTAAAAATAGTAAATAATACGGTATATTTAGAACTTGAGGAATATTGGCAGGAGCAATCTAGTTTAAGCGTTTTAACAGCTTTAAACATACAAGCGAATCGAGATGATGAATACACTGTAAATACCGAGGAGGCTTGGAAGCGGTATTATATTACGTACCAACCTGATATATCTGACTTGCATACTTATGACCAATTCGAGGGAAACGATGCTGAATATTCAACTGAATGTATGAATGTTTCAAATGCAGATTTAGCTTTTGTAAAGGGTTTAAAACAGGTAAATATACCTTTTGCACTTGGAAAGCGAAAAGACCAATTAAACTGGCTAGAAGAGCGTGCAAAAGATGTGTTTCAAGTTATTGATGATGTTGTTTCGGCTTTTGGTGGTAACTCTACGCTGGTTTCTAAGATTGAAGCTAGAAAGGGCGTGTTAATGATTTCACAACAATATTTTTCGACTACAAAATTACTTTACACTATTGGAGGGAGGCAACCTCAAAACTATTTATCATTTATTCGAGCGTCAACGCTATGGGATAAGTATCACTACTTAAATCAAATACAAATAAGAAACGCAAAGATATACGAGAATAAGAGGTGTTTAATTAATACCGAAAATTTCTTAAATTTACTCGAAAATAATTACGCTGATATTAATGGTACAATTTGCGAAGTTTTAAAAGTGGAGTTTGTGGATGTTGACACTTCAAATTCAAACGGAAATGCAAACGCTACCATTTCATACAAAGAGCCTTATAATTATGCTTTTGGTAAAGTTCAAACAATAACGATTAATAGTTAAAAAATGAATGATTTAAAAGAATTACAAGAAATAATAAACAAAACGCAATCAATTATTAATAAGACGTTAAACAATATACCTAGTGAATTTTTACCAAACTTTAAAGATGCTTCACTAGATTTGAATAATATTATTAAGGCGGTTAATAATAACGATATGGATGAATTAATTAAAATAAACAGCAAGTATGCCAATAAGAATAATAAGTAAAGACTATACCGATAATTTTGGTAATACAACGCCATTTTTGAAGTTTAATGCTGGTGACTTAGTTACTGCAGATATTGAAATTGAATCAAATATTTTTATTTCTTCATTAGCCTCACCAATATTTTATGATTATTCATTACAAGAAATGACACTTTCAAGTGGTTCATGGCTATCTGAGGGTTTTAGGGTTGGTGATACTATTGAGGTTACTAGGTTTACGCAATTTGGCGTTCCTATGGGTGGCGTTCCTGATGTTGTTACCATTACTTTTGTTTCCGACCAAGTTTTAAAACATAGCGGAACGCTTTTCAATGCTTGGGCGGTTAACACTAATCAGGAATATATGCATATAGAGTGCATTAGTCATAATAGGCAATCGGTAGACTTTTATTTTAATTTAGTGAAAAACGGTGTTCAGGGCAATGATTTTTCTTTAATCGATGGTGAGGCGACTAGATTCACTTTTGATAATATAGATATATTACCAGTTTTTGCCAATACAAGTGCAACTATTTTAGTAAATCAATCGGGGCAGGCGTTTAATGGTGCGCAATTACAAAGATTGGCAAACGTTGGCAATGCTTATAGGTTTCTTTTAAGCGTTTCTTTTATAAGTACAGGATATTATGATAGCGAATGGTTTGAATCGAGCGGTTGTTTAAAAATGCGATTAAAGTCAGCATGGTCAACAATAAACGGTGAGCCATTTGCTCAAACGATTAACACTATTAGCGACGATGCGAATACGGGTTGGTACAACCAGCCTCATAATACGAGCGTTGTTGATTCTACGCTTGTACAAGGGGTTTCAGACATTGATTATTCAATACCTACTACTTTTGATATTATAGTTAACGGTTCTTTATTTCAAATGGGCATTGGTGGGTTGTATTTATCTCAAGATTCATTATACTATAAAAATAAAACATACTCTCAAAGAGAAATATCAATGATTAACTACACTAAATCAATTGGTATTCCTTTACATAACTCGTTTTCAAACAACTTGGGTGCTGGCTATTCTTTGACTATTAATAGCATAACTTCATTAGGTTCTTTGCATACTATAAATGTAACCTTTACACCAAACAACGCTTTTAATGCTTTTATAAACAGCAGAGAGGATGGAGATAGAACGTTTTATTTATGGCTAAAATGTGGAAATATAAATCATTTAGTTTTTTCAGACCAGTTAACAAAAGCGCCACCCGTTGGCGGTCCTTTAATTTTTGATGAAACAGTTGAATTTTTAGACCATTCGCAAAATGTATCTGACAATTCAGTGAATAGTTTTGAGCTTACAAATTTATTTGACACTGAGGACGATTTGGCGTTTTTCGGTACTTTTTTACTTGAAAAAAATGCTATTTATGAAACGTTAACTTGTAGAGTTGAAGCGTTTAATACTACTACTCAGGATGACTTTACTTTACAGCAACATTCATTCAATTTCGCGTCAATACCTTTATCAAATGCAGGTATATATTTAGCGAATCAAACGTTAACAGTAAATCCACTTTTGCCGAATACATCTGTTAAAAGGGATGCTAATTTTAATCGATTTGATGCAATTGACAATTTAACTCATTACGGAGTTTCAATTTACTATCCTATTGTATTGCGTTGGGAATATTGGTTAGAACAATTGAACGCAAATGTAGATTTTTATCCAAATAATAACAAGAACTGGCAACAGTTTAGCGACTTGGGGGATTGGATTGTAAGACTTGAAATAGAATTAATTAGGGATGGATTAAGTTACGTTTATAGCAAAGAAATAGACATTTTTGAGTATAACAATGCAAATGAAATAACTAGCGAAATAGAGCTTGTAAGAATGGTTAATAATACTGTAACTACTATAATACCGCAAGGCGAAATTTTAAAGGTTGTGGCTACTCACGAATTAGTCATAGGTCAATGGAATCAAACAGAAACATGGGGACAAATAAGATGCTACCCAACTGAAAACGCACCCCCTTGGATTATATCAACTGAAATTGATTATGATAATAATACTTCAAACCCATTAATACCTATTAGTGGAACGGTTGCAACTTTAAGTTTTCCAAACCCTGAGACGGCGGTTGTTGAATGTTTATTCGATTCAAATTTAATTGACTTGAATAATGGGGTAACTTTTACTGCAAAAATCAAAGATAAAAAGAAAACTATATTGCCACCAGTTGACAAAACAACCGCACCAAATGACTTGCCAAAAACAACTTCACCAAATAATGTACAAAAAACTTTGGCGCAATAAAATAATATTATGTTAAATAGCTTATATTTGTAAACATGGTACAGGAAAGGATAAAAAAGGATTACAAATCAATAAAATTGCCTAATATCTTCATAGAAGAGGACAGGGGGTTTTTTAGATGTTGTGAGCCTATTTTGGTACTTGCAAGTTCAACAAACGACACTTGGAAAAATGACATCACTCCAGTTTGGCAGAAGTTATCTAGTCCTTCGGATGTTTTTGAGGTTACGCTTTTGAAATGTGGCGAAGCGGTTAATTATACAGCTGAAATATTGAACTTTGTAAAGGATGAAAATGCCTATTATAGTGAAATACATTGGAAGGATGTTTTGGCAAGTGATGGCATAGGACATTATTCAATACAAATAACCTCATCAATTGCGGGTATAGAGTTCAATTATACATGGGGTGAATACGAATTAAAAGTATATTCAAATGAAACGGCAAAAGGAACAGCAAGGCTTAGAGCTGTTTTTAATTCGTTTCAAGAAATTGAGGGTATAGATTTTACAGATTCGGCGGTTAATGGTACTATAAGATTCAAAGGAATGTTCGGTTTCAAAAATCCAAACAAACAGACTGATAATTTGATTTACAACAATAGACAAATGAAATCAGTAGTACGTGAAAATTTGAATACGTATGAGTTAAAAACAGACCCTTTAAAAGAATATTTTTTAAAAGAAATTACAGACCTTTATTTGCTTTCAGAAAATCAACTTTTTGCAAGCGACCACAACCCTCACAACAATAGCTATAATTATTTTGACTTACCAGTTACTATTGAAGAAAGTGATAAAATAGATTATTACGAGCTGTCAAGATATGGCAAACTGTCGGCTGTTTTAACAGATAGGAATAAGAATAAAAGAACATTTTTTAATTAAATTTATATGCAAATAAATCAATACGCAAACTCAGCCGTAATAATCAAAAAAGAAGATTATATAGATATAGACCAACAGCAACCAGACCTCAGTTTTGTATCTACAAAGGTACTTTGGGATAACGTTATAAATAATATACCTTTTGAGAATATAGGAACTCAAGACCTATTAATTTCAGATAATACAAGAAAATTAAAGTTAGATGGCGGTACTCCAATGAATAGCTTTGGAGTTTATTCAACTGATGGAACTAGAGCATATTTGAAAATTCAAGGAGACGGGTCGGTTTTCAATTCGGGCGGTGGCAACTTAATTTCAAACACAGCCTTTGGATTAAATGCCTTAATAAATAATACAATAGGATATTCGAACACAGCCTTTGGTTATAATGCCTTAATAAATAATACGACGGGTGCTTCAAACATAGCCTTTGGACATAATGCGCTATTTTACAATACAACTGGAATGAGAAACACAGCCTTTGGATACCTTGCTTTGTTTAACAATACAACTGGACTTGATAATATAGGTATTGGTTTCACTACATTAATTAACAATATTAATGGGTACGACAATTTGGCGATGGGACGTTCTTCAATGGATGCTAATTTAAGCGGTCATTCAAACGTTGCACTTGGCTCATATTCATTATTTGGAAATTCAACAGGATACGGTAATACTTCGATTGGTGTGTCAGCTCTTCAATCTTTGAATGGAAATGGAAGCATTGGCATAGGTTATCAATCAGGACGTTATTATACGGGTAACAATAATTTATCAGTAGCAAATAATAGTATTTTTATAGGCGCACTTTCAAAAGCTAAATTAAACAACTCTTCAAACGAAATTGTAATAGGGTCAAACGCAATAGGGAACGGAGATAATACCGTAACAATTGGTGATGATTTAATAATACAAACTATTTTAAAAGGTAAATTAACCTTGCCAAATTTATTAACATTCGCAAACAATGCAGATGCAATTACTGGAGGACTTTTAGTTAATGACGTTTATAAAACAGCAACGGGGGAATTAAGAATCGTAATATAATATAATATAAAAATGAAAGTAATAAGAACAACAAAAAACGTAACTTTTAATTTACCGTTATGCGGTCAAATGACTACTATAATTCAAGGAGAGCTTGGAGGTCAATTTTTCAATGCTGAATGCAATCAGATGCAAGCTAATATACTCGTATCGTATTTAGATGAGAATAGTAATAAAACGCCAATAAGACATGGCGTTATTGTTTTTAATGAAGATGAAATAAATAGTTCTTTTATATTTAATGAAAACGAAAATGCGGTTGTTAATTTAATAAATTTCTTTATTTCTAGTTTAAAAAATGAAATGTTTAATATTTTAACAGTTTCAAATCCTGAGCTTTTGTTAACTGACTTTGAAATAATTGAAATATGACAAATGAATATACAAGCGAAATCGTGGTCGGTGTTGTAGGTGTTGTTACTTCGACCGTTGCCTGGGTTTTGGGTGGAAAGCAAAATATTAAATTATCTGAACAAGACACTTTGACAAAGGGAGCGGACCAGATTGTTGAGACGTCTGGCAAACTTTTAACTACATTAGAAAAAATGCTAACTGAGGAGCGTACACACAGAGGGAATTGCGAATCTGAGTTGGCTGAGTTGAAAAGACGAATTGAAGAACTTGAGTGCAAAATATGAGAATTTTTATAGCGTATTTATTTGTTATTACGTTTTATTTATTAGTAGGGTGTTCGGCGCAGAAGCATTATACTAAATTCCTAAAAAAAGGAGGTCAAATAAACTGCATTAAAGACACTTTGCTTGTAATTGATACGCTTGTATTGGATGGAGACACTTTGTACACGTTAAGACGTGAAATAGTGGTAAAAGATAGCATAAGTTACAAGACACGTTGGCAAACACGTTTTGAATATAAAACAATAAAAGAACAAGGAAAAACAAAAAGGGTTTATATTAGGCAAAACAATAAAAGTGAACGAAAACAAATAAAACAAGTTCAAAAAAATGAACGCTCAAAAAATAAATGGTGGTTATGGCTTTTAATTGGTTTTATTTTAGCTTATGTATTTAGATATTCCTTTATAATAATAAAGGCTTTTAATAATATACCTTTAAAAAAATAAATATGACAAACGTTCGTAATTATACAACTGATGAGCTTTTAAAAAAAGCAAAAGAAATTAACGGCTTTAAAAATTTTCCAAAAGGACATTGGATTTTAGCCATTCGTTCAAATGAGGACGACATGACTTTTGACGATAAATTTTACCTATTTAAAGGCGAAAGTTTTATCATGGTAACCTCAGGAACTACAAACAAAGGCAAAAAAGGAACTGCGGTACTATGTTCTAATCAATGGACTTACGATTGTTATAAGGCAAGCGATGGCGTTAAGGTTCGCCACCATAAAGATAGGATGCCTTGTTTAAGACAAGTTAAAGGCATTCCATATAGTAGAGATTATTCAAATGATAGTAAAACGAACCCAACTAGCAAGGTGTTTACAGATATTATTTCGACTAACTTTCATGTAAATACTTACGATATGAAAACAACTGTAATAAAGACTTTTATTGAAGGTTGGAGTGAGGGGTGCTTAGTTGTTAACGACGTGCCAAAATATTTGAAAATTCTTGAATATTGTCGTGAATCAGATTATGTTTCACTTTGTATAATTCAAGAATTTTAAATTTATTTTTTTTTGTTTTTTTCATTCAACTTTTTTGAAGTAATAAAATCATTTTCTTCAATCGAAGAAACCTTATCTACAAACATTATAATACAAAAAAAGACAGTACATAATGCAAGTACAATAATCAAAATAGCCTGGGTTTTAATTGGCAATGATTCAATTTTTAAAGATATGTAAATTAAAAAAAATGTAACTATAAAAATTGAAATCAAAAAAATGAGGGTTGTTGTTATTTTTTTTATCATAATATAAATGTTTGAATTTATAAACTATTTAATATCCTTTAATTTTTAACAAATTTATAGAAATAAGACTCTCCAAAATATGCCGTTAAATCATTTGAATTTTCTTGGTATGCTGGCAGATAAATTAATTCACTTAAATTTTTTATAAAATTAGTTAAATCTTTTGATTTTAATTTAGTATAAAACATTTCGAAATTTACGTTTTTAACATAAACTATTATATAACCGTTTAATATATCTTTTTTCAATTGCGCCTTACTCTTTGGAGCTTCGTATACTTTTATAAATTTTTCCATTTTTAAATGTTTTTAATAACCGTATTTTTCAAAATCTTCTCTTATTTCTTCTTGCCATAAAGATATTTCACAAAAATAATCGGATACAATTTCATTGAATTTTTCTTGTGATTCCAAAGGTTCAGATATTTCAATATAATCTACATTTTTTGACTCAAAACCAATACACTTAACTTCTAAATCATTATAATATATTTCATCATTATAATATACTTCTTTATGATGAATTATATCTAAATCAATTTCATAATCAATAAAAAATTCGCCCTCGTTTAGATTAACCTTTAATGAAATCTGCTTATTTTTAAAATCCTCTAAGCATATAATAAAATCAGAAGATTTTATAGACAAATTTTCACATCCAGTTTTTTGCTGAAATTCTTTTAATAAAGAATTTAATGCTTTTTCTTTTTTTACTTCTTTTGCTTTTAAATAAAGTTCATAATTGTTCATTGTTCCTTTTTTTAATTGTTTCAACAAATATACAAATATTATTTAATTAAAATATAAATAAAAATTAAAAATAAATGTAATTTATAATGATTCTAAATAAGCTAACTCATCGCCTTGTAAATCTTCTACTTTATATTCTTGGATCATCATTTCATCTTCATTTTCCCAGTATGCTTCTTTAAAGTCTATTGCATTTCTTCTTTTTTTATAGATAAAATGTGCAACTATTTTATTAACCATTGCATTTTTTAGATTCAAAGTTTTTTGAATATAGTCAATAGTGTATCCATTTATGAGTAATAGATTTACTTTGTTTATTTTCCAAAGTGGCACGTTTATTTTATTTGCAAATTCTCTTGTCGTCATTTTTTAATTGTTTTAATTGTTTTTAAAATGGGCAATATGTTTTCTTAATTCTCGCTAAAGATTGCCTTAATTTAGTGAGCGAATAAAATTTTGAATTAATTATATATCCTATCGACCCCCCTTTTGTTATTTGCTTTAAAATCCTTCCAGTTTTTAAATTTACTAAAAAATTATATTTTTCAATAAATACATAATTCATATCAAAATCCAAACAATATTTGCAAGAGAAATTCAAGGAAATGCGCATGATTCAAGTGTATTAAATGTTCTTTTAGCAATTAGTTATACGCAAGCACTACATTTCGTTTCCAAAGAGAGTTTGCGTTTCAAATTTTTTATTAAAATCTCCCACCCGCTTTTTTATTTTTTCAAAATAATTAGGTTCTTTTTCCATTACTATAAATTGTCTATTCGTATTTAAACAAGCTATT